CCAGAGCAGGATCGGGATAAACCACACCTGGGAGATGTAGACATTCCTGAAGAGGAAATCTCTCAGTACAGCAAGAACGTCCAACACCGGTTTAAACAGCTATCCCGAAACCTGCATGATGAGCGCAGGGCTAGGGAGGCGGCTTTAAGGGAAAAAGAAGAGGCCCTGAAGTACGCCAAAAACGTCACAGAGCAGGCCAAACAACTTCAGCAGCGGCTGGCTCAAGGAGAAAATGCCCTCCTTGAAACCCACAAGGATCGGGTTACCTCCCGTATGTCCCAGGCGGAAAGGGATTATAAAGAGGCCTATGAGTCTGGCGATACCGACAAGATGTTGGAAGCGCAAAAGAAGATTGCCAGCTATACCGCAGAACAGCGGGAAATTGACAATTACAGGCCTGTATACCAAACGCCTTTACAAGATTCCCAAAACAATGTACAAATACCTCAAATCGTCCCAGATGAGAGAACTCGTGACTGGGTCGCCAAAAATGAATGGTTTACCAAAGACCCAGAAATGCGGAGTTTTGCACTGGGCGTACACGACAAATTAGTCGCCAGTGGTATTAGTGCAAGTTCGGATGAATACTTTGATCGCATTGAAAGACGAGTGCGTGAGGTATTTCCAAACTACTTCGGGGCCAAAAAACCCGCCAATGTCGTTGCTCCGGCTTCTAGATCCATGGGATCAAGCAAGATCAAGTTGAGCAAAACCCAGGTCGCCATTGCAAAGCGTCTTGGAGTCCCCTTACAGGAATACGCTAAACAAGTGATGAAGGAGCAAAACGATGTCTAATCGCACACCTCGTGATTTAGAAACACGCCAAAATTCAGGTAAAAGATGGACTCCCCCGTCTTTGCTGCCAGATCCAATTAAAGAAGATGGTTACGGATATCGTTGGATTCGTTATTCAACAATGAATCAACCGGATGACCGCAATGTGTCTTCGAAGCGTACCCAGGGGTGGGAGCCTATTCGGTTAGAAGATCATCCAGAACTTCAAACCTATGGCAAAACCTCAGGAAATGTAGAAATTGGTGGGTTGGTTCTCTGCAAGAATTCTCAAGAGATGATCGACCAGCGTAATTCTTACTACCGTAAGATGGCTGAAGATCAGGCTCAGGCAGTGGATGCAACCTTAATGAGAGAAAATGATCCTCGGATGCCGCTGTTTAGTGACCGCAAGTCAACTACCAGCAGAGGACGAGGTTAAATAGGAGTTTAAAAATGGCTTCAGTTCTTTCCCCTTATGGGCTACGACCGATCAATCTGATCGGTGGTCAAGCCTTTAATGGTGGCGTTATTCGGGAGTACAAAGTTGCTTCCAATAACTCTGCCGCTATTTTTAATGGTGATCTGGTTGTTCTGAGTTCAGCGGGTCTTCCCTCTGCTGTTGGAACCACCCCGGTTGCCGTTAAGATCCCTTCAGTTTCTGCTGACGCTACGGCGGGTATTGTTGGCGTGTGCGTAGGCTGTCGTTACACCGATTCCACCGGAATCGTTCAGTATCGTCAGTACCTGCCTGCAAACATCATTACCGCTGGCGCAACCGATGTGTATGTCCGTGTGATGGACGATCCCGATGCACTGTTCCAGATCCAGGGAACCGCTGCTCTCGGTACGTTCAACAGCGGAACCGGCGGCTCTGGCTGGCCCGGCGCAATCGGCAAGAATGCTGAACTTGGTTTTGCTACCGCTGGTAAGACTTCTACCGGCAACTCTGGCATGAACCTCATTGTCGGCACTAACGGCGCTGGTCTTGTTGCCACCGCAACGTATGCAGTTCGTATCGTTGATATGGTGGATGGAACCCAAACGGATGCTTACCCCGAGTTTATTGTCAAACTCAACGTGGGCGTTCATTCCTACACCAACTCGCTTGGCGTATAAGGAGTAAGTAAAAATGGCTATTTCACGTTCCCAACTACTAAAAGAACTCCTGCCAGGACTTAATGCGTTGTTTGGTATGGAGTATTCTCGTTATCCCGAAGAGCATAAGGCTATCTTTGAGACCGAGACCTCTGAGCGTTCATTCGAAGAAGAGACCAAACTCTCTGGCTTCGGCACCGCCCCTGTAAAGGGTGAGGGTGCAGCAATCGCCTATGACAACGCCCAGGAAGCCTGGACGGCTCGTTATAACCACGAAACCATTGCTCTTGGTTTTTCGATCACCGAAGAGGCCATTGAGGACAACCTCTATGACTCTCTCTCGGCTCGTTATACCAAGGCCCTGGCCCGTTCCATGGCTAACACCAAGCAGGTTAAGGCCGCTAACATCCTGAACAACGGGTTTAGCTCCTCCTATCCTGGTGGTGATGGACAGCCTCTGTTCTCTACCGCTCACCCGCTGGTATCCGGTGGCACCAACTCCAACGAACCCGCAACGGCGGCAGACCTGAATGAAACCTCCCTTGAGGCGGCTATTATTCAGATCGCTGCATGGACCGATGAGCGTGGACTCCTGATTGCGGCTAAACCCCGCAAGCTGGTTGTTCCTCCTGCTCTGATGTTCGTTGCAACCCGTCTGTTGGAGACGGAACTCCGTACCGCCACCGCTGATAACGACATCAACGCTCTGCGTTCGATGGGCGCTATCCCCGAGGGCTATACGGTCAACCACTACCTGACCGATACCGACGCTTGGTTCATCTGTACAGATGTGCCTAACGGTCTGAAGCACTTCGTTCGTTCCCCCCTGTCGAACTCCATGGACGGAGATTTCGACACAGGCAACGTTCGTTACAAGGCCCGTGAGCGTTATAGTTTTGGTTGGTCTGATCCCCTTGGTATGTGGGGTTCGGAAGGCGCTTAAGCCTAGCAAAGAGGGGAGTCAAAAGACTCCCCTTTTTGTTTTAACTCGTTTAAACTATCAATACTAGGATTTCCACCCGTACAGACTGACCTAGCAGACTTAGTAGAGACGGTACGGGGATGTGCTACTACACGAAAGGAATGTCATGGCACTGACTACATTTCAAAACACAGTTCGATCTTTGGCTGGGTTTTATTCACAAGGTCCCGGAAACGTTATTAATGTCACTGCAAGCACAACCATAACCGTTGCTGCTCATGCAGGTAGACTTATTACGGTCGGCGGCACAATTGCTTCTAACATTGTTCTCACGCTCCCAGCGGTTAACACTACCGCTAATCCTAACTCTTCTGGTCCTGGTGGAGATCCAAATAGTCCCAACAATCAAGGCGCTGTATTCACCTTCTTTGTTCCCACCACCATCGCAACCAGCAGCGTCAAGATCGGTACCAACGGTACTGACAAGTATGTCGGTTCGATTCTGATGATTGATACTGACTCTTCTGATGCGGTTACTGGTTATGCACCTGGGGCAACCAATGATTTTATTAACCTCAATGGAAGTACCACTGGCGGTATAGCTGGTTCTTATATTCAGGTTACGGCCCTTTCTAGCGCTGTATACATGGTGCAAGGTGTTGTTGTTGGTTCTGGATCAGTGGCTACCCCGTTTGCTGATTCCTAATAGGGGGCTCAAATGCCTACTATGCAAACTGACGTACTAGCAACAAAGCCGCTGACATCAACGGGTGATTTTCTGGACCAGAATAACAATGCTATTCAACGGTCCAGGATCAAGACTATCTATGCCGTTAATGGCACCAGTGCCGGCTCTGTGGTTATTCGACAGGGCGGCGCCTCTGGAAAGATCTTGATGACCGTTAATACGGCGGCTAATGGAACTGCTGGGTACACCATCATTCCGTTGCCTGGAGAAGGGATTCTTTGTGAATCCAATCTTCATGGAACGGTAACCGATACCACTTCCATGACGTTGATCTATGGCTAAGCCTGTCTCCAAAAAGGATATGGCCTGTAATAAACCACGGGCCACTCCTGACCATCCTAAGAAGTCTCACATTGTGAAGGCTTGTGAGGGCGGTAAGGAGAAGGTTATTCGCTTTGGAGAACAGGGCAAAAAGGTTGGGACTGTTTCTGGAACCGCTGGGAAACCAAAGGCGGGAGAATCAGCAACCATGAAAGCCAAGAGGAAGTCTTTTAAAGCTAGACACGCAAAAAACATTGCCAAAGGCAAGATGTCTGCGGCTTATTGGGCTGATAAGGTGAAATGGTAAATGGAGATGATGCTCTGGAACATTGCGTTAAGCGCAATTGTGGCGGTTATGGGGATGCTACTTAAAGGCAAGTTCGATGAACTACAACGTCTGAGTATCCTGCTCAACAGGACTCGTGAGGAGGTTGCTCGTGATCACATCACTCGTGCAGAGGTTAGAGCGGATCTGGAAAAGATTCGTGAACATTTCGATAACGGGTTTAAACGCCTTGAAGACAAGATTGACGCTCTGGCGCAAAGGGGATGAATGATGGCAGAGAAA